TGGGTTATTACGGTAATCCTCGGGACGCTAGGGCGGAACTCCTAGATGACGTACTCAACCTTCGTAGTCCTAGCTGCTGTGCTACCACTGAAACAGCCGTTGTGATATAGGCGAGGCGTGCAGGCGAGCACTAAACCAACGCGCTATTACTGAGGTGAACCAACCCCAGGTTTCACGATTCCACTTTCGGGTAGTGGTGACCCATGAATCTAAGACATAACTGAGACAGCTTACAATGACAGATGTAAGCATAGGATGCAATGGAGAGACGTAGACACCAGGAATATCGCCAAACGCATAGCTTAAAGCGGAACTCCGATGTAAACCCTTGCGCTCTAAATTGCGCACGAGACGATATGTATCAGGTGAGTAGTCGCGCATCATCTGAATTGGACGAATCTTTCTTACCCTTGACAATGCCTGGACTTGCTCCCACCATGGCATGAGGCGACGGGCCGAACCAAAATCATTGCCGACACGGTCACGTAACATTTTTAGCATCTCGGGCGATGAGACAGCAACCAGCTCAGAAGCTGTCGACCACATTAGGTCTGTAGGGAATAAATCCACCCGCACTTCATGCCACTCTGGGGTAAGAAGCGCTAACTCAGTGTCATATTTCTCACGGTAGTAATGCATCAGTCCACGAACATCATCACTTGCCATACGAGCGTCCAATGAGTTGGCTTGGAGTGCCAAAGCTTCATCGCGGGTAACCTCCCATTCAACAAAACGCTGTTGATACACCTTGTATGACTCGGGATCGATATTAGTGACCTTAACGTGCACATCAATATTTCGCGGCCACGCACCACGTGTCACACGTCCTTGAAAAGGTATTAGTCCTAGACCACCCAGGTTCAACGGCATTGCCAACCAATCTTGTGACATATGCCTTAAACGAGACCATTCTTGACAAATTACTGCACGATGTAACTTGTATTCTCGGTGTGTTCGGCGTTCCATTGTATCCAATGTCGACAACTGAGCTTTTAAAACACTCTCACCATCCCAGGGTTCACCTCCCCATGGTTTGCGTTGCATTAGGCCTGGAATGGCCCGATTGACGTATCCAAAGCAATGGTCGCGAGCATACCAAATGCGAAGAAATTCAGACTGTTCATAATGTATGCCATACTTTGAGTCATTGCCAATCGCATTGATACCAGCGTATGCCAATCGCATTAATAGAACGCCCCAATATGTCTTGTTGTAAATAGCAGAATCATCACCGCGTAACCAACTGGGCATAACGCCTTGGACGCCAGCGCGTAATACAACACGCTTTGCCGCCACTGTCATGGTCGAATTCCAGTAATTGCCAAGCAATGATGTTAGCCTGATACCTGACTGTACACCACCTGTAATGTCGAACTCACGCACAACGCCCTTTTCAGTTGCGATGATGATTGCATTTGAAAAGCTTTCAACCGTTTTATCAAGCACACGTCGCCAAAATACTCTATGTTGCTCTGGTACGTTTACTTCTCCACGTCGTAAATATACTCTAGTCAATACCTGAACTTCAGGTGTCGTAGGTTGGTGATCGAAGGCTCGGAAGTCAAATGGCAGGCCATAAGCGTTCCGAGCAACTTCAAGCATGGCATCCATGCGTTTAGTTTGATCATCGACGCGCTCGTCGAGAGTGTTTCCAGGCCATGACAGATACACTTCCCCACAGAGATAATTCAGCCATGACTGTGAGAAATATGACCAAATATCGCCGGTCACTGCAATACGCATTTTTCCCAGCTCTGGCTTGATAAAGCTTTTATTTACCTGTTTTCCAAGATGAAGAGTCGTTTGCTCCGCCAGATATGCAGGAGTTGAGATATCTAATAAAAAGTTTTTACGAGCTTTGAACTTACCCGTCTTGCCTTCAAATTCCCATTCGACTTTACCATACGTGGATGCACCTCCAGTACTAGCCAGATCCGACGCGATAAACGCCTCCAGGTCCATATACTCCACACTCTTAGGGGTCGAGTCTCCTTGGACTGCTAAGGCAGCGTTTAGAAACTCCTGATCCCAGTTGTCACCTAATAGACCATGTGGTTCGCCACCAACCGCGAGTGCTTCTGTTTCTTTGAAATAATCGAATCCAGGAAAGGGGGGGTTTCGATAACCTGTAACCCCTCCGGCCTCACAGTATCTTTGCTTAAGCTCTTCAGACGATGGAGTCTTTTTAAGAATATCAGAAATTGTCTTCGTAACAAGTTGTATATTGTTCACCGACGTCAGGCAGTTAAAACTGTCCCAAAACGTCAGCCATGTCCAATCATGAATTGAATTAAACATCAAGGCATTGACCACAGATATGTAGTCTAAATTTCGAAGTCGATCCAACCAATATACCCAGTCAGATTCTCGTCCCGCACGTTTGTATACGTGGTAGACTGTACTAGCTCGGGCACGCCTTATTGCCAAATCTTCCTTCGATCGAGAAGGGAAACACTTTTGAAAATCTTCGTCTGTGAAATCCCCAAGGCCTATACGGTGCAATAGCTCCGTATCATGATCCTGACGCAAATCGACTCGTTCTATATCCATGGGTATACGCTTCAGGGCTGCTTCGTCCAGTTCTGTTACCAACCGCGGCGGAAGCAGCGTCG